CTTAAGTTTAATAATTGGCATATTTTGTCAGTGCTCTCGAGATGCATTTAAACTGCGCCTGTATATGCCAGACAACTTTTTCTAAACTAGTGTGTGGTGTAGTAATGAGGGATATGTCCACACAAGTATATAATATTCCATCACATTAACTTAAGTTCATGACTCAGTGTTTTGTGTAGTATTACTACTTATATTTTTCAAATTACTCTGCGGCTTCGTCCAGGGATTGCCATCCTTGAGGCTAAGCGTGATTTCTTTTGTCCAATATATATCCTGTTCGTCTTGATTACATAGCCCGCTAAACATTGGTGTAGGTACCCTCAAATGTAGCTCCAACCGTCTATCAAAACAAACTATCAGGAAGACGCTAATCTCCCTTAATTATTTTAAGAATAAATCCTTTTTAGTAGGTTTTACTCCCATTATTTTATAAGCCTCTAATATTATTTTGAAATAGTTTAATTGCTTACCAAAACCATTATTAATTTCAACAGCTTCTCCAGGCTTATATTCCATATCTTTATCTATTAAAGATTTCAATACTTTTCTATGAGCTACAACCATATCATTAAAATCAGAATAATCATTTGTATTATCTTTTTCAGTTTTAATTGTTAACGCCATTTTATTTCTCCTTAGTTAATCTTTTAATTTTCATATAATTTCTTTTTGCTATTGTTAATTCTTCTGGTATATCGCTAGGTTTTAAATCGCTATTATCTGCTATTAATCTATTAATATACTGATTAGAAAGTTTTTTTCTATATTTCTCTTGAGTCTTTTTATAATAATCACTATGTTTTTTGTAATTATTCTTTTCTGATTTCTTTTCACAAGATCCACATATATTGTAATTACCTAGATGTGATAACATATCTGGTAAATTACTTTGCTTTCTTATAGAATTTTCATTTAAACATTTAATACATTTCATAGCATACCTATTTTCTTTGAATCATCTTCATTTTCATCAATAATATCTTCTACCATTTGTTCCACTAAATATGCTATTTTATATCTTTCACTCATAGATAGATATTGATTAAACTTTTTCATTTTATCAAAAAATTCTTTTTCACCCATTATTTCTTTATTACTGCTTGCCATTCATTCTCCTATTTAATACATTGGAGGGTGTGTGTAGGATTTGAGATTACCTACAAATTGTCTACATCTCTATGGGCTTTCGCCTCACGATATGTATAATCAAAGAATGTCTTCTTATTTAATGTTTGATAAGTCTTGCAAACTTACCCGTTATTAAAAGTCAAGTTATATGACTAGATTATACTTAGTACTCCTCGAGATATTGGATAGTACTAATTAATACCGTAACTAAATCTCTAGCTCTCGCTTTCTTTTAGTTAAATTCAACAACTATTCGTATAGAGTTACTATCTCCTTACAGCTCGCCACTTGGTCCACTGCTACCATATGTAGATACGAACACAGGTAAGGCTTTAGTCAAAAACCTGTTCACCTGCTTACAACTTAATATTAATATACATTGTTGGCCGACAACATATATCAATACTCCCGAAGGATACCCTCCAAATTTTTTGTTATTTAGAAATTACCATCTGCAACTTGAAGACAAGGTAATTTTGCACCATGTCTCCACATTTCAACTACCTGATTTCTATCATCTAATACTAAATCAACTTTCCAATGTGGTTTTATATGTTCTTTATATAATTCCAGTTTAACATATCTATCTTTATCAGTATCATCATCTTCTCTTATAAACATAACAAATTGATCTAATGTTATATTTACATGGATTAATATCCATAATAATGTTAATGAATAAATATCAGTTAAATGTATATATATATTTTCAGAATCTTCACTAACATTAGGATGTCTCCATTCTTTTGTGAATATAATACCATCAGGAAAATCATCCATTTCAGTACTTGCTACAATATTTTTACCTGTAGATTTACAAGTTGAAAAGAAACTATGAATTTTATTCTTTAACAATTGATTCATTCTTGCTGTTGTGAATATAATATCATATGGTTTATCTTTAGTATTCCAAGATTTAAATAATGTTTCTAATACATTAATAACTGGAGTATTAGGATCATCATTAATACATTTATGATATTCAAAAGGACTTCTCTTACCATTCATCAATGCAATAGTTCCATCTAAATCACAAATAATACCATTTCTCCTAGTGCGTACTTCTTTTGATGTTTGTAATTTTGCTAATGCATCTTCCAATTGTGTAACTTTATCCTCTAATAATAATAATTCTTTATTCATTATTTAGTCCCTCCTTTAGACTGTCTTCTTAGAATACCTTTAATCTTTTCATCAGACATAGAACCATATTTCTTATTACTCTTAATAAGTTTAAGTTCTTTATTACTTTTAGTATTCTGAACTATTGATTTCATAATTTCTTCATTACTATCTTCACTATATGTGATTTTAGTTACCAGTTCACTTAATTTAACTTTCATTACTCCTCCTCTTTTGCTTTTAATATACTTTCTAACAAATAATCTTTAACAATATTTTTAGCTCTAGGATCTGTTACTTTATCTAATTGATCATGAGAATCTAAATATTCAACTGCATCACCATAATATATATTACTATGTACAGTACCAATTATAAGGTCCAATGCTTTTATTTGTTTTTGTATAAACTTGAATTTATCACGAAAATCCTCTTTTAGTGAGTCAATCTTTCTATGTAAAATCTTAATATCAACTTGACTTGCTTTCTTATCTTCGACTTTATCATTTTTATTCTTACAATAACTACAATATTCATCTTTTTCACAACTACACATAAATTTACCTCCAAAGTTATTAATAGGCACTTGGTCAACCGCTCGCTACCCAATGGGATTGTTTACCCAACCTAAGCCTCGTCCGTTGTAGTGCCTATTAAATGATCAAAATATTAAAACTACCCCTAATATATATTAGCCATTATCCACCATCCTCGTTTTAATACATTGAATTGTTTAATTTAACCTGAATATCTCATCCATAAAGTAAGTATTGAAACAACACATCTTGTAATTATATAAATCATACAATATGCTCCAAATACATGTATAAATGCACATAAGTACATATTCACAGTATTTCTTTGTCTCCAATAAACATGGAATATAATATCAGCTAAACTTTTTCTTGATTTATCCATTTTACTTCCTCTCAATTATTCAAGAGAACATAAAAAAAAAGTAAAGTGGTATCTCGAAAATACCACTCTACTTATCTCACCATTATGAACAACCAGAAAGGAGGATTTGTTCATTGACACTAACTTATTTATCTTTGTTTAACGACTAACTTAATTGTTAAACATTACTACTTCTATTTATGCTATCATCACTATATGTGATTCTAGCTACTATTCTACGCTTAAGGTTATCTGCTTGCATAAAAATATCTTCAAATTCAGTCCTAAAAGATTAGACCCATAATATTACTTGCAAATAATACTATAGTTTGAATTAACTAAAACGTGAATCTTAGTGGCCTTTAACCCGTTGATATTAATATCTTATGATTCTTAGCTATAAATCGTAACATGATATACTTTTGTCTCATATATCTTATACAAACAGAATAACTCTATGATTACTATCAAAAAAACATAAAAAAAAGAAAGGAGACTATTAATCTCCTCTCTTTAACCAAAATTTACATAACGCTATAAATCTGGTGAGCCAGCAATGTAACATCCATCTCTGCGCCAATTCTATCTCTAACAATTGAACAAGCACTAGTAGAATTATTAGCTTTAACACTTCCAATTCTAATAAGCTTTGTTGGATTGCCTTGATACAATGGAGCTGTAGATCTTGCTACACGAAATACATTATATATAAACATACAATGCCTCCTTTTGTTATTGAAATTCAACACTAAAACCACGATCTATCTTTGCTTGCGCATAACCTGTGATATAACCTATTGAAGCATGAAAATTCTTCTTACTTATAGGAAATTCTTTGGTTAACACAATACTACCTTTCTTACAAATTAAAATAGCTGTTGGCATTATTTTACTCCTCTTTTATGTTTCATATCATAATTCAAAGGACGAATATCACTATACTCTTTATCATCAATCATTCCATTGAAATATTCGAATTCTAAGAATAAATTTTCACCTAGCATACTCTTACACTTAGCAAGTAAATCGGTTTTATTTAACGACTCTTTTGCATCCATATTAGGTATATCTATTGGTATTATAATCATAAGCTACCTCTCTTTCTGTTTAGTATATGTTGGTATTATATATATCATAAGAACATAAGAATAAATACAGAAAAAAAAACCTAGTGCATGTACGAATACACACACTAGGAAAGGAACAAACAATCTATTTATATGCTTTAAGTAATGCAGTAATTTTATCAGCTGTTGCATCATCTTTGAAAGCTATTGCTAATAATTGCATTTCACCTAAATTATCTAGAAATATTCTCTTAAGTTGAGATTTTCCAGGTATAGATTTTCTTAATGTACGACTAAATGTAGACCATCCTGCTTCAGCCTCGTCGTACTCATCCATATAAGTATCAATCAATTTATTTAGCCTATCTTCTAGATCTCTAGTAGGTTTAGCTATAGGTTTACCTGCCATGATTAATTCTCCTTAAATTAAATTATAATATATCATAATAACATAATAATATAAATCAAAAATAACTAATTTTGATATATCAAAAACCCCCTGATAGGGGGGTAGTATAATAATAAAGGGTAAGCACTAAAATTCTATAATTTTTAAAACCTTCTTGTTTTTCGATTTGTTATATTATATATTTCAATATCGGTAGTTGATTTATTTTAGCTATCAGCCTTTAAGTACACTTGCAATAGTTCTGCTTAGAGGTTCAGAAGTTGGGTTGCTCACCAAATAGGATTATGAGTTTGTCCCCAATAACCGATAAAAACTGCTTTAATATAAACTTGGGTAAGGGAGAAATGACTGGCTTAAGCGAAGTTTAAAGTTAAACTGAAAATGAACTTTTGTTCCCAGGGGATAGTTACATCCAGGAGGTTATTATGGCAATAAAGAAATATAATCTTAAAATTATATATGACACTAAAACAGGTGACATAGAACATTTATCTGAAGACTTTAGTGATTTAGATATACTTAATTTTGAGATAGACGGTAAAACAGTAGAGGTGCCCAAAGAGTTACAAAATATGATTCAGGAGATATGTGAAGATGATCTTGGAATTAGTTAACCTAACCCAAATCCCTGGCGGGATTGGAGTATTATGAGGTATTACAAAGTAAACAATATTAGTCACACAGTATTTGAATCTAAGCAAGAGGTGCCTGATGGGATTACGTATATAGAGGATTGGAGGGATGGTCACATAGGTGATTGGGTTTTAGCAGACGATGGCTGCATAATACAGATTTTGCGTAAAGGTACTATGAAAAAGCCTAAAGGAAAAGTAAGAGAGATTGATTATATAGGCACATGTACAGGTACATTTATAGTAAGTGAAAAGACATTGTTTGATACATCTAAAAGAGTTAATATATATTCTTTAGGTGGAAATATAGATCGTAATCAAAGAATAGAGGATAGACAGAAACTATCAAGTAAAGAAGAAGTTTTTGTCCAGTATATTGCATCTGGTATGGATGCTCGCATGGCGTATCTAAAGGCATTTCCGACAAATGACCCGCACTATGCAGGATTGCGTGCTGGACAATTAGTTAAAACAACAAGGATAAAAACTGCTATGAAAGAAGAATTAAAGCCTGTTTTAGAAGAAATAGGCATAGATGAAAAAGCGATATTAGAGGGTATATATAGGATTGCATTATCCTCTGGAAAAGATGACACTAAATTAAAGGCATTATTTAAATTGGCTGATATTATGGACATGGAAGATAAGAATAAAACTCAGGTTACTCAATTAACAGGAGCAGTATTTCAAGGGTTTGATAAACAGTCATTAGAGAGTGCAGAAAGACCAAAGGAGATTACAGATGGCAAATGAAGACAATACAAATATACAAGCTGAGGGAGCACTTCAATTTGATGAGAGAGGAATACCTGTAGAAGGAGGTTCAAGTAATATAGCATCTGATTTAGCTGTTGTAGCAACTATTGCAGCTATAGTACCTGTAGCTTGGAATCAAGGGAAAAAAGCTGCAGTTGCATATGGAGCTAAAAGGATTGCAGAACCTTTTTTAGTACTTAGTAAATTAAAGGATAAGTTTAAAGGGAATTTACCAAGCCCTACTATTCGTCCTGATAATCCTTTATACAGAATGTTACCAAAAGATGTGAAAGAAGCAAATCCTGGTGGAATTAAAGCCTCTGATATATATTCATATGTTGCAGGTGCTCCAAGGGGACAAATAAAAGATGTTAAGAAAACAATAGATCAAATAGACGATGCAACTGGTGGTATTGTTTCAGCTGGTGGTAAAGAGTTAAAAAGTGAGGTTATGAAACCTATGGGATATAGTCCTAAGGCAGGTTCTAAAAATATAGGCATTAAAAGTCCTGAAGACCTTATAACTAAGTTTACTAATATCAAAGATCCTATATTTAAAGATGTTAAACTAAAAGATTTAGCAGGTTCTAATGTTAAGTTTACACCTAAGAACAATCCTTTTAAAAATCAAATTGCTAAAAGAGAACCTGTTCCTACTAAAGGTGAATTTAGAGATCCAAAAGGTTTTGATAAATTTAAATATGAGAAACCAGAGACTGTAAATAGAGCTCCTAGCTATCCTGCAGAAGGAGTAAGAAGAGGTGAGTTTTTAGATCCAACAGGCAGACCATTTCCTGACGCTATAACTACAAGGCAACCAAGAAATTTGCCGCCTGGAGCTGTAACAAAAGATAGAATACCTGGAGATGTCACAACAATTCCAGGTGGTCGGAGTACTAGTTCTCAATCAAGAAGATTAGACTATGAAAATGAATTGTCAAGACAAAGGGGTTTTGATCTAAGTACAAATCTGAACTTAAAACGGTTCAAAGATTTAGATTTTGAATATGGAGCTGTTGCTCAACCACGTCCTCTAGTAAGTAAAGAACAAGCAAATATAATAGATAGATCGATGCCTGCATTTGGAGGAGGAGAAATAAATTTAATGGAAGCATATGATTCAAGACCAAGAGAGTTTGAGATGAGAGAAGTTCCAGGTTCCGATCCTAGAAAATCTGATCCTAACTATAATTTTGATGATGTTGGCAGATATGTCCCTTCTAATGTTCGTAGGCCTTCTAGTCAAGAGCTTCAATCTCCAGCTATGATGCAAACAGAGATAGATACTTTAAAAGCGACTCCTAAAAAGGATATTCAAAAAGCAGAAACTTGGCTGAATAAGTTTTATCCAGGAACACCTCAATGGGGTCCGAAACAAATTATAGATACATTAAAGATTATTAAATAATGGCTAGTCCAGAGGAATATTTAGACATGTGGTTATCAGAACAGATACCATTAAATGATTGGTTGAAAATACTAGATAGTAATCCTGATGTAGAAAAGCTTTATAAAAAGCATATAAAAAGTAAAAAGAAATTGAAAAATTAGTTTTTTGAAATAAATCTTGTTAAAAAGAATGGTTCTAATTAATCTATTATAGTTGATTTGAGGATATTTTGTCTAATGTAAATTTTAATAATGTAAGTAAAATGGAAGAAGAATTGCAATTAGCTTATACTGATTTAATTGCTTTCGGTAAATTATTTCTTCATGAAGATTTCATGAGATCAGAAACTCCATTTTTCCATTATGAAGTAGCAGATGCATTATCCAATGAATCTATTAGGCAATTAGGTGTCATACTTCCACGTGGTCACGGAAAAACAGTATTAACAAAATGCAATATATTACATGACTTTGTATTTAGCAAAGAACCATTGTTTTATGGATGGGTAGCAGCGTCTTCTAAAATATCAGTTCCAAATTTAGATTACATAAAGTATCATATTGAATTTAACGAAAGATTGAAATATTACTTTGGAGATATAAGAGGAAGAAAATGGACAGAAGATGATATTGAACTTAAAAATGGTAGTAAACTTATTAGTAAGTCTAATCTTTCTGGTATTCGTGGTGGTGCTAAGTTGCATAAACGGTATGATCTTATTGTTCTTGATGATTTTGAAGATGAAAACAATACGGTCACAGCAGAGTCCAGAGCGAAAATCTCAAACCTTGTTACAGCAGTCGTCTTTCCTGCCTTGGAACCGAAGACTGGAAGATTAAGAATAAATGGAACTCCTGTTCATTTTGATTCATTTATACAAAAGATTTTAATTGGTAATGAACAAGCAAAGAAAGAAAAAGAAGATTATAGTTGGAAAATAATCAGTTATAAAGCTTTACAAGAAGATGGGACTCCTTTATGGCCCTCATGGTTTGGTCATAAAGAAATGGAAAGAAAAAAGAAGTTTTATCAAGATTCTGGAACTCCTCAGAAATTCTATCAAGAATATATGATGGAAGTTCAAAGTGAAGAAGATTCTATTTTTAATAGAGACCATATAAGATATTGGGATGGAGATTTTAAAAAAGATGATAATGGCACTTTGTATATTGTCCCGAAAGATGATGACCCAAAGCCATGCAAGATTTTTGTAGGAGTGGACCCAGCAACAGATTCAGCAAGAAGAAATTCTGATTTTAGTGTAATTATAGTTGTAGGGGTTACTCCTGATAATAATCTATATGTTATAGATTACATTAGAAATAGGACATTACCAGTATTAGGTGTTCCTGGTTCTAATAAAAAAGGTATTGTGGATTACATATTCGAATATGCTAAAATTTACAAACCAACGCTTTTTACTATAGAAGACACTACTATGTCTAAGCCTATATTTCAATCTTTAAGAGCAGAAATGCAAAGAAGGAATGAATTTATTATTCCTTTTAAAGAAGAAAAACCTGGAACCAGAATGAGTAAAAGAGATAGGATTCAGGAAATACTTGCTCAGAGATTTGCAGTAGGTCAGGTTCATATTAAAAAAACTCAATATGATTTACATAGAGAGATAATGACTTTTGGACCTCGTATGGCTCATGATGATACTATAGATGCTTTAGCTTATGCTTGTAAGTATGCGCATCCTCCTCAAAATATGAAAGAATCAAGAGATGGATGGTACAAGAAAAAGCCAAAAGCAAAAAGCTGGGTAGTAGCATAATAAAAAAATATAAGGAAATTTAAAAAAAATGGCTAAATTTGGAAGAAGATCTAAAGAAAGATTAAAAAGTTGTGATAAAAGATTACAAAAAGTTTTTAACGAAGTTATCAAATATGTTGATTGTTCTGTTTTGGAAGGGCATAGAAGTGCTGAAAGACAAAACAAGCTTTACGATGAGGGAAAGACTAAGGTACGGTACCCAAATGGCCGTCATAATTCTGATCCAAGTAGGGCTGTGGATGTTGCCCCTTATCCTATTGATTGGGATGATAGGGAACGCTTTCACTTATTTGCAGGCTTCGTGATAGGAATAGCTCGATCAATGGGTATTAAATTACGTTGGGGTGGTGATTGGAATATGAACTTTGAGGTAGATGATAATAAATTTGATGATTTCCCTCATTTTGAAATTAAGGATTAATGAAAAAATTAAAAGATAAAATAGATTGGAAAAGACTAATATCTCTACCCAGATGGCAGAGAGAGATTGAAATGAAAAAAATAGCTAAAGAGCAAATAAATCTTAAAGGGGATAATGATGAATAAAAAAGCAGCTACAATAAGACAATTGTTTGACTTAGCTAACAGCTGGACTAGAAAACAATGGGAACTTACAAATCAACAAGGATATGATTTTGCTCATGATGATCAGATTACTAGTGACGAAAAAGAAGCTTTAGAAGCTCAAGGTATGCCTACCTTTACAATCAATAGAATATTACCAGTAGTAGAAATGTTAAATTTTTATGCTACATCCAATAATCCTAGATGGCAAGCAATTGGAGTAGATGGAAGCGATACTAATTTAGCAGCAGTTATTTCAGATTTAACTTCTTATGTATGGCATGAATCTAATGGAAATACATTATATAATAATGCTATAAATGATTCAGTAACCAAAGGAGTTGGTTATATGTTAGTGTCTGTAGATAAGGATGCAGACAATGGTATGGGCGAGGTAGTTATTCAGCAACCTGAACCTTTTGATTTATATATAGATCCTAAATCTAGAGATATTATGTTAAAAGATGCTGCTTTTATTATGATAAGAAAAGTTTTACCCAAAGAGCATTTAGTTAAATTATTCCCAGACCAAAAAAGAAAAATTATGTCAAGTAGTAGTAATGACTCTCAAAAATCATATACAAAAAGAAGCTTAGGAAATGATGACCAAAAGTTATTTCAATTTAATGATTTAAATGAGCAAATGTCTACTGGAGTAACAGCAGATGGAGAAATGGATCATTTAGTAGAATTTTTTGAAGTTTATGAAAAAATTAAAGAATCATATATTAATTTCTTTTATCAAGTTCCTCCTGATGAAAAAGCCTTAGAGCAAATAAAAGATCAGTGTCAAGCAGAGGTTGATAAATTGGAAGCAGAGTTAGCAGTTCAATTAAAAGAACAAGAAATGCAAATGACTAAAGCTGTTGAAGCAGGGGAAATGTTACCAGATAGATTCCAATTAGAGATGAAAAATGCTCAAGAAATGATGCAACAACAATTATCTGCATTTAAACAAGAATGTTATGGCAAGTTACAAGCTGAAGCGTCTAAAATAGAGAATGAAATAATATTAGAAAAAGATTTTAATATACTATTAAAAGAAGAAGACTTTAAAGAAAGATTAATAGATAGTGTTCAATTCTATAGTTCTAGAATAAAACAAACTTGTGTTGCAGGTGATAAATTATTATATTCAAAAGTATTACCTGAAACAGTAAAAGATTATCCTGTTATTCCATTTCACTTTAAATGGACAGGGACTCCTTATCCAATGAGTGCAGTAGCACCTTTGATTGGAAAACAACAAGAGATAAATAAAGCACATCAAATAATGGTTCACAATGCTTCACTTGGAAGTAGTTTAAGATGGATGTATGAAGAGGGATCTATTGATGCTGAGACTTGGGAAAAATATTCTTCTAGTCCTGGAGCATTATTACCAATTAGACCTGGAGTAGAAAGACCTACCCCTGTAATGCCAGCGCCATTGTCAAATGCTTTTTTCCAAATAGTTCAGCAAGGTAAGAGTGATATGGAATACTTAGCAGGTATTTATTCATCTATGATGGGAGACGCAGGTGGAGCTAGCGATACTTATAGAGGTATGCTTGCAATGGATGAATATGGAACAAGAAGAATTAAACAATGGATGGGTAGTTGTATTGAACCTGCTTTAAAACAATTGGGTTCAGTTATATTACAATTCTGCCAATCAACATATACAGCACAAAAAAGATTTAGAATAGTTCAGCCTAGTGCTATTCAAGAAGGTAAAACTCAAGAAATTAATATACCAGTATTTAATGATTTAGGAGAAGCTATTGAAAAATCAATGGATATTACAAGTGCTAAATTTGATATAAGAATTGTATCTGGTTCTACATTACCTGTTAATAGATGGGCATACTTAGAAGAATTAAAACAACTTCTTCAATTAGGAGTAGTTGATGATGTAGCAGTATTAGCAGAAACTGATATTAGAAATAAAGGTAATATCTTGAAAAGAAAATCTGTTTATTCTCAATTACAATCTCAGATAGAAGGACTACAATCTCAATTGAAAGATAGCTCTGGAACAATAGAAACTCTTGAAAGACAACTTGTTCAAGCTGGTATTAAGAATAAAGTTATGCAAGCTGATGTTGAGATTAATAAGAAAAAAGAAGAAGTTAAATCAGATATGAAAGAATCTTATTTAGAAACTGAATCAAAACAAAAATTAGTAAGAGGTTTAGCAAGTGGAAATGATAATTTACAACAAGCAAGAGCTAGGGACATTTTATCAAATATGAAAAAAGACTTGGAAAATCAATCTGAAGAAGATAATATATAAAACAATTTAATGACTAAATAAAGGAGAAGTATGGAAAATAGCGAAGGTAACCCTGGAATAGGCATGTCTGGAGATTCATTTGAATCTGATGCAGCTGCTGATACAGGCTCCGAAGCATTCTTTGATGCTTTAGACAATCAAGTAAATGGTCAAATTAAAGATGACACTGAGGTAACCCATAAAGGGGAAGCTGAACAGGTTAATAAATCTGAAGCTCCGCAAAATGGCTCCGATAATGTGCAAGTGCAGTCTAATGATCGCACAGACTGGGAAAAGCGCTATAAAGATAGCAGCAAAGAAGCGGTCAGGTGGAGAGATGCGTACAAGCAAGTTGAAAAGTTTGTACCTGTTCTTGACGCAATGAAAAAAGATAGTGGATTAGTTGAACACGTTCGAGACTATTTAGTAAATGGTGGAAGACCTGCACAAACAGTACAAGAAAAACTTAATCTTAAGGAAGATTTTGTTTTCGACCAACACGAAGCTATGACAAACCCTGATTCAGACAGTGCAAAAGTTATGAATGCTCATGTTGATGGTTTAGTTCAAAATAGAGTAAACAATCTCTTAACTGAAGAGCAAAAGAGAGCGCAAGCTTTACAGCAAGCTAAGGCAAAACAACAAGAGGAATTAGAATTCAAACAAAAGCATAATATGTCTGATGAGGATTTTAATAGTTTTAAAGAAAAAGCAAGTTCACATGTTATGACACTTGATGATATTAATCATATAGTTAATAGAGATCAAGCAGCTGCTAATGTTGCTCAAAGCACTAAGCAGGACATGTTAAACCAAATGAAAAATGTCAGAAATATGCCAACATCCGCATCTGGAGCAAACAGCCAAGGAGAAAACAAATCCTTCGATCAAGAAGTGTTTGATAGTATCTTAGGCTTTAATAACGAAACAGATAACCTGTTCGGATAGCCTGATATATTTAAGGTCTATCTGAACTTAATTAATAACTAAGGAGATAGACAAATGTCTGATTTAAATAGTGTAACTGGAAGTAATTATATTTCTGGTTCTATTGAAAGAGGCGAATCTTCGGTACAGCTTAATACGGGTGCCTTACGCAGAAAGTATAACTTTGGCGATATGGTATCTGAATTAGCTTTAGCTCAAGATCCGTTCTTTCGATTCGTAAGTATGGTGGCTAAAAAGCCAACTGATGACCCATCTTTCAAATTTACTGAAAAAAGATCATCATATTCTAAAAGATATGCATACATAGCTGACTACAGTACAACTGGTATAGCTGTTCCTGCTACAGCAGTAGAAACAAATGCAAACTTAAGTCCAGCAGTAGGTGATGTATATTCTTTCGGAATGTTCACAGATTACAATAGCAATGGTAATAACCAAAATGTTATTGGTCAAGTAATATCTTATGGTGAAGGTTTTGAAGGCACACAGCCTCAATTCTTCATCCCAGGACAAATCATAAAAGTTCCACATGCTTCAAACAATGCTAATGGTATTGCTGGTACAGTATCTGGATACACTTTATGGAAAGTTAATTCTGTAGATCTTACTACTCAACCTTCAAGTGCTTCATACAGTGCAACAACAAATAAAGCAATTATTAATGTTACATGTTTGAAAGCTGCAAGCACTGTTCAGTTTTGTTCTGCAACAAGTACTGATAAAACTGATGATACTGGTGCTGGTTTAGGTCACGATGGTTCAACCATTACATCAACAGCTAAATCTCAAGAAGTATTAGAACCTTTTAAATGCTATGTAGTTGGTACTGCATTTGCTGCTGGTTCTGGTTATCCTGAGACATGGCAAGATCAACCTTACTCTACAGGCTATGGTCAAACTCAAATCTTCAAAACATCAGCAGTGATGAATAATACTGATAGAGCAACAGTTCTTAAGTATGAAGGTAATGAGTGGGCTAGAATCTGGAAAGAAAAGTTAGTTGAGCATAAATGGGATATTGAGAATGCTTTATTATTTGGAAATCAAAGTTCTACATATGGTACTACTCAAGGTGCTGTAGATTTTATTTCTACATATGGTAATTCATTTAGCCTTGCATTAGCAAGTAAATCTCAAGATTCTTTCTTAGATGATATGTCTGCTTTATTAGATCCTAGATATAACAATGCTAATTCAACTGTATTCTTCTGTTCTACAGCAGTTTACAATTGGTTGCATAAACTATCTGGATACTTTGCTAATAATGTAGGTATGATTAAACCTGGAGCTTCATCACCTGATAATTCTGGTAATTCATACGGTAGAGCTGACATGAGCATGGTTGGTAAGAAAAAAGTGCTTGGATTAGATGTAACTACTATATCAACAATATATGGTGATATGAATGTTGTAAGAAATGTTCACTTAGATGGTACTGATGTTAAAATGTTAGCTATTAACATGAAATATTGTGCTTATCGTCCATTAGTTGGAAATGGTATTAACAGAGACACAGGAATCTACGTGGGAGTTCAAACTTTAGAGAACTCTGGTGTCGACCGTAGAGTGGATCAAATCTTAACAGAAGCGGGAATGGAATGGTGTTGTCCTGAAACTCACGCTATCTGGTCATAAGGGGGTATATTATGGGAAATCCATTATATGGTCAAAATAAAGCAGATGCATTAATCGATGGTCTTTCTTCTAGAATTAAAATTAGAAAGTTCCAAATTGATTATGGTGCACAAGCAGCTGGTGTAGCAACTACAGAAAGTTTTGCAGCAGGCACAATAATACTCTGGTGGAGTGCTTTGTGTTCTGAGTCAGCAACTTCTGGTGGTTCTGCAACATTAGAGCTTGGCTTTACTGGAACTAAACAATATAGTGCAGGTACAATTGCACTTGCTGATTTAGCGGCAGGTAAAGTTCACACTTCTTTAATCACAGATTCACAGCCTTTAATGTTAAATGCTGCTGATACCTTTGATTCAAAAGTGGCAACAGCTACTATGACTGCTGGTAAAGTTGATGTTGAGGTTTATTACCTAGAACCAAGTGCTATGGTTGATGGTGAAGGACCAAAACACGTAACAGCGTAAGAAGTATATAAAAAAACCTTATTTGGGGAGATTCATTTCTCCCCTTATAAGATAAAAGGAGATTAATGGCAACATTTCATGTACAAGTAGAAGGTATGACAGGATTAGCGATTGATAATTCATCTACACCAACAGAGGATGAATTAACTCAATTTTTAAGAGATGGAGTAATTGAAGTTCAGAACAGATGCTTAGCTGCTGTTCCAGAAGAGGCAATGAATTTCTTAAGAGTAAGTGCAGAGCAAACATCAAATAACTCATTAGATTTAAATGGTGCTAAAATTGTATCTGTAGTAAGAGAAGCTGAAGTTAATGATGATTGGAGAGAATGTAGACCAATTTATCCATCTTTACAAAACAGAGTCACTGATAAAACAAGCATTCACTATGCATCTTCATATAATCCTGCTTATACAGTATTAGAAAATGGAAAAGTTAGTGTATTCCCTACTCCTGGTGCATCAACAAAAGCATTCAAAGCTTATTATGTAAATAATGTTCCAGTAGATAAAGGTGAAGCAGCACTTTTACACTCTCATAGTGATATAGGATTTTTTGATGATTCAAAAGTTTATTTAGTAGTATTATATGCTTCAATAAAAGCATTAGAGCATAAAATGGGATTTTATTCTCATGATGACGAAGATATTGAACTTGTTCAAGGAATCGTTGCAAATATAAATAGTTTAAAACAACAATATGAAGCAGCTTTTGCTGCAATGTATCCTCAGAAACAACAAGGAGGAAGATAATGACAGTGCAAGAAATAATGGAAAGATCTGGTATTACAGAAACTGGTAGAGCTATAATGTATATAAAAGATGCATTAGAAGAAATGAATTTAATATCAGAAACACATACTAAGAGAGTTAGATTAGATTTAGAAAAAGATAAAAGATTTTATAGTATTCCAGATGAAGCTATTAAAATTTTAGATGTTAGATGTAAAGATCATGATAATGATGAAGGATTTTATAAAAGCATTCCAAGGTCAATTTACGAACCAGAATTAGAGGATAATGATGGCATCTAAAAAATACGCATATTATAATAAAGGAAATAAGTTAGCTGTAATTGAGAAAAATACATCAGAAGCTCATTGTAGCCTATCTGGTTATAGTAATAAAACTGAATGTGAATCAGCAGGAGGTACTTGGTATTCAAGTGGTTCTTTTGCAGGAAGTTCAGCAAGATATGGTAAATATTTAAGCCCTGCTCATTCAGTAGACGATGGATTAGAATTAGAATATAGTTATGCACCTGTATATAATAAAGCAGGAAGAGGACAACTTCATACTGATTACTTTAGATTTTTAGGATATGCATCAAATGGAACTAGTCTAGTTTTATTTACATATGGCACTACAACTACAGCTGTAGTAGATTTAAGCAGTAAATTTGCAGCTGATGATTGGATATTAATTGGAGGTAAAAGCAGATGGGCAGGATTACATCAAGTAGCATCTACTGGTGGATCTACTGGAATATTAACATTAAAAACTCCTTATAAAGACTTAAGATTAGGTGCTAATGTAGATATGTCTACATCTGAAATAATAAGTGCAGAAGATGCTGATAACCATAGATTATTAGATGGTTTTAGAGATCAAGTTTCTCACTTAGATACCAATTATATTATTATTCAAAATTCATCAAATGTACATAATGATGGTCTTTATGAAGTTCAGTTTATTGATGGTTCACAAACAATGACAATAAAAGCTATAAAAAAATACTATTTTGATGGTGGTGATTTAAGTGGATTTTATAATGATTGGAATAGTGCTGATGCTTCTTTAAATGCAGTTAATGATGATGCTGTAGTTATATATAATGCTCATTATGAAGAATTGGAAGTAGATAAAGGCATTGAAGTAATGGAAGATGAGACATTTGATGTAGATTTAAATAGGTATCAAAGTAATGCTGTTGTATATTATCTAAAGGCTAAAGAAGCTGAAGATATGAGGGATATGGAAACAAGAGAATACTTTATGAGGCTATTTAAAAAGCAAGTAGAGAAGTTTTCAAGTAAAAGAAAAAGAGGACCAAATATTATACAAGGACATTGGAGTATAAATAAGATTTTTTAATAAGTAAGATTTTTTAATTAAAAGTACGTTCATGCTCTTGCCAGAGCTTTAAGTACACTCGAAAAGGAGAATAAAATGGCGCATCGAAAAGGTGGAATGTACACCTATACAGTTCAGGAAGCACAAAACTTACAGTTAGGTCAAGGACGAACCGCATATCTTGACAGTAATAACGAATTCACAAATATTTCTGGTAACGATGTTGTCGTTGCTGTACAAGTAATACAAGACTGCAGCTTTAACAAATTAATCGCTGAAGATCCTTATTATGGAATAGGGACAGGCACAGATAATAATAACTCTTTTGATCCTGGAGAAACTGGTGATTGTATAGCTACATCAACAGTATTCCCAGCAGGAACTATTATACATGGAAGATGGACTAGTGTCCAACTTAATGCAAGTTCTGGAATGGTCATTTTATATTTAGGAAAATAATGTTAGGAATAAGCAACATATCAAAAACAAGATTTGAACCAAAAAGGATAGCTGGTTATAATATGACCAGAGATACTAAATTTACATTAGATATATCTTCAATTACAGAGTTTGATAATTTAACAGGCTATACTGTAATGATATGGATAGAAACAATGGGATGTAAAGAAAATAGCTCTACTAATTATAGCACTCCTTTTGGATTAGGAACTACTAATAATCACCCAACTGCTAATGTTGGTTATCAATGTGGTTATAAATATGATAGCTCAAGCTCTAGTACAAGTAGATTAACTATGGATAAATATGATGGAAGTGATACAGTCAAAAATGAAAATATAGGAAGACCTACTTATCATGAAAATTGGGGTAGCCATACAGCAGGTCAATGGAAAGGTGCTGGAACACCAGTATTTGCTGTAGCTCAAATATACGCAGATACTGATGATGCAGGGAATGAATATAACGAATATATTATTGATAGTAGAGGTGTTGCTTCTCAAGGAGTAGATGAAGATGCTGATGATACTGGGCATATAAGTGTTAGTAATTCAGAAATAAGAATTAATGATAATGGTCTTTTATGGGATTATGATCAATTGAATAAAGGAGTAAAAGTTTTAAGAGTTAGTTGGTGGAATAGTGCTTTATCTTCTGCTTGGATTTATAGAATGGCTGGATTGCAAGCAGGTGATAATACTACACATAGACAATTTCATATGAAAAATAGATTTTGGAATGGAGAGGGTCTTAATAATCCTTACAATGTTATGGGAATGACTCAACCAGATCATGAATGGGATTTTACAAGAGTATCACCAGGAATAGCTACTGGAATAGATGATACTGGAGCAGATTCAGAAGGTGGTGATCCTGGGCAAGCAAGAGATTTATCAGCAACAGGTGCACCTCGTGTAGTTTATTTTTACGACCCTTGTAATGGTCAAGGACCTGGATTATTATAATGTACTACTTAATAAACACATCTGATGTTGAGGATTCTTTTATTGTAGGTTCAAAAAGAGTAGTTAAAAGTTTTGATGAATCAAAAACTGTAATAATGTTTAAAAATGCAAACGATGTGCCTGATTCATTAGATAGTTATGAAGGAATAGAGTATGATGAGTTTATTATTGAAATAGACTCTAATTTTAAATTTTGGTTAGGATACGATAAACAAACTTAAGGATAATTATGGGATTAAAAGATTTAACAACAGATGAAGTATTAAACAAGGTATTTAGAACCTCTGCAGGTGGAACTGTAGAAGCTAATTCAGCCACTGCAGAAGAAAGGTTGAATGCAGTTATTGATACTACTAATAACAGACTTAATGTTCAGCTAGCTAATCAAATACAAATATTTTCACATACTTTTGCGGATGATATAGGAACAACCACGCATTATTTGAGTTGGACAGATGAAGTAGAAGGAAGTACTGCAGATTATAGAACTCATTTTTTAGTACCTCATGATATGACTCTTCAAAAACTTATGGTAAGACCAAGATCTCTTAATCAAAATTTTACATTAACTGTTACGCTTGGTAAAATAGCAGATGATACAGCTGTTAGTGGTGGAAACGTAGTTGATATTGCAGCTGCTAATAAAAGTTGGTTATCTACATCGGACAATGAACAGAGAGTTTATTCAACTGCTGATTTTTCATCTACTCCAACTATTCCCAAGGATCATCTAGGAACTGTAAAAATTAAGGCTAATGCCGACCCTAATGGTTCAAGTGGAGAGTGGTATATTACTAGTGTATGGTCATTTGATTTAGAGAGTTAGTTTTTTAAAATAAAACGGAGGCTACATGCCAAAGCAGAGTAAAGGGGTAGTAAGGAGAGCGATAGTTACTCCAGACAAACACTTCCCAATACATGATCAAAAGGCGATCAATGTAGTTTGTAAAGCGATTGAACTTGTAAAACCTGATACTTATATAGATTTAGGTGATACAGGAGAATGGGAACACTTTAGCACACATTACTGGAAAGGTAGGTCTGCTAAACCAATGGAAGATTTAATACCATTGTTAGATAAAGATGTAAAAGCTGTCAACAAAGGTATGAATCAAATTGATAGATCTTTGAATAAAGTAGGATGTAATGAAAGGCATTTTGTACAAGGCAATCATGAAGTATGGTTAGATAAGTTTGTAACAAGATATCCTTATTTAAGTCAATACATGACCTATAATGCTTTAAAATTAGAAGAAAGAGGATATGATTATCATCCTTATAATAAACAAAAAGGTTTAAAAATAGGGAAACTTAATTTTACTCATGGAAAGTTTACTTCTAAATATCATTCTTTTAAGCATCTAGATGTATATGGTGAGAGCATTATGTATGGACATACTCACGATTTACAAAGACATACTAAAACTCACAGAGGTGGAACGATAAGCGCTTGGAGTTTAGGATGCTTGAAAGATATAGAAGCAGATGAAGATTGGCTAAGAGGTAGTTTGACTAATTGGAATCATGGATTTGCAATAATAGATTTTTTTAAAAATGGTAATTTCAATGTGCAGGTTGTTGAAATAATAAAAGGAAAGACTTCTCTTTGGGGAGAATTAATTGAGGGTTAATTATGGATTGGTTCAAAATTTTAGAGCAATATGGAGTCCCTTTAGTGGGAGCAGTAGCTTTTTGGATTTTTATTCAAAAGCAAAACAATTTCATACAGAATGAACTCCAAAAGGAATTAAGGGAATCTTTTGGCAGAGTAGAATCTATTTTAGTAAAGTTAATTGATCAACAAAAAAAGATGCAACTTGAGCAAAAAGGTATAGAGAATAGCTTTAAAACATTAGTAGAAGTTATTGCAGCCCTAAGTGGTAATGGATTAAAAGATAAGTTTTTAAGAATGCAAGAAAGAAACGAGAATAGAAGATATTGATGAAAGATACGTTAAGAATATTAGCAAATTACCCAGAAATAGGGATTAGTTGGACTTGCTTGTCTACAATTATAAGCTATGCTAATTTATTTAACCCAATCTTAACCTTTGTATCTTTAAGTATTGCTATAATATTAGGTATAATGACCTTTTTTGGAAAGATAAGTGGAAAGTGATGGCTGCACTAGGGTACTTCATATTAGGCTTTATAATTGTCTTTTTTGGAGGTTTATGGTGGCTTGGAAGATGGGAAATATTTGATATATATATGGATGAAGAGGATTGGGATTAAGTATGATACAAGCAGCTATAGTAAAGTGGTTATTTAACCAGATTTTAAAAATGATTGAAAAAGCAGATGATAAAAGGATAGCAAAGAGTTTTGATAAAAGATTAAAAATTTTAGAAAAAGATTCTCATCCGAAAGCTGACTGGGTATGTTTAAGTTGTGGTTGTACAGCTAAGCAACTAGTAAAGCCGAAGAAGAGAAGTAAGAAAAAACAAAAAAAGGAGAAATAGGTTATGAATGAATGGTTATTAGCTAATTGGGAATATTGTTTATTAGGCTTTATGATTTTAGAGAAGCTTGTTAAACTAAGCCCTTCTAAGAAAGATGATATCTTATTTGATAGTATCATTAAACCAGTATTTGAACTTTTAACACCTAAATCTAAAAAGTGATAATAATAGGGACTATATTAATCCCTGATAATTATTGGGAGGAGTCTTCTACTTACTCTTCTTTGAATAGTTACTTCGCAACTAGTGATACAGCATCTCTAAAGTATACTTCTCCCAATAAATCAAAGGAGCAAAATGCCTAAGAATTCTTTAATATTGAATGGATTTGGAGGAGGATTAAATAAAGAAGCTGATGATTCTGATATTATTTCTTCTGGAGAAGGAAAAGATGAACTTACAGTATCTGACTATATTTTTAGTGACAGAAGAGGAAAGTTAATTGCAAGAAAACCTTTAATACAATCTTTAACAGGAGTATATGATTTTGATAATCATGCCTTGGCAGGCAGTTGGACAGAAGGAACTTATACAAATGCTTTTACTCAAAAAGCCAGTCAATCAGGAGCTTCTCAAGTAACAACTGGAACTGGTTTGAAAATAACTTGTGTAGTTAATGGCAGTGGTGATGTTACTTCTACGACTATAGTAGAAGGAGGTAGTGGATATCTTGTTAATGATACTATAATATTTGTAGATCCAGGAGCAGGGAGTTCTGAAATAACTTACACTGTGCAAACATTAAATGGCACAGCTATAGGTGTTACTACAGATTCTGATGCAAATGATGTAACTGCAAATGATCTATTATATCACAATTCAAAAATTTATCAGAAAAAAGGAACTTATTCTGTAGCAGAAGATGTATCTTGGAGTGGTAGAGGAGAATACCAAGTATTAAAACCAACTGATGGTCAATTAAATCCTACTACTGCTGCAGTATTAAAAAATGGTGTCGATATAGGAATTTCAAATGATTCTAGTGGAGATATTGTTTTATTTAGAGGAAGAGAAGCAGCTGTATTAAATGGTGTTGATGGAGAAGCTATTTTATTTGATTCTAGTGGAAAGCTAGGGGATTCTTCTTCTAATTTAGGTGGAGATAGGTATCTTAAAGGAAGCGTTGATGCTAATGCTGATGGGAGTTATGGATGGAATCAAGGGCATTGGTATGATTTTACTAATACAGAGCATGCTATATCAATTGATAATATACACGGCGGAACTACTAGCGGTTGTTATCAAACTTCTTTATTTGCTGTTGCTAAAAATGATGCTGGAACTCAAAGATTAGTTAGGATAGGTGAACACGTTAACACTTCTACAAGTACACTTGCACAAACTGAAATGTCTGCAACAGATGTTAGTGAAATGGATTATTTTGTATTTACAAGAAATGGAGATACTAATGTTGCTGGTACTGCTCTTACTGATGCTGGCACACCTGCAGGTGGAGATGAAAGTCCATTTTTAAATTTCAGAATAGGTAATTTTGAGATGACACACGGTAATTACGAAGATGGCGCTTATGGGTCTACTATACCTTCTTTAGCAGGAAAAAGCATTAATGTTGAAATAAAAATGATAACATTAACAAATGTAGAAGGCGTATATATCATACTACATAATTACCCTTCTCATATAAAGCAAAAGTATGATTATAATGGTGGTGCTGATGCGAATGTTAAGGTTTGGAAAATAACAAGCACAATGATAGAAGATTTAGGTGGAATTAATTTATGGCATAGGATAACTTTACCAGAAGAAACAGCTTTATATACAGGTTCTAACTTTTCTTATGGAAATATAGGAATATGCTCTATTGGAGTTAGAATGAGCACTGGGTCTAGCAGTAATGCAGGTCAAGAGTATATGAACTTAAGGGAGCTTTCTTTTACTGGTTCTCAAGCATTTGGATGGTCAGAGAAAATATTTCAATTTCATCAAACATCTATTAATTCAAAAGGATTAGAGTCATTACCTTATAGATATAGTAATTTCTATGGACCTAATAGTCAGTTTTCTGGTTCTGATTACCCCGTTAAATTAACAGTAAATAAATGTACTGGAGCTGAATTATCAAAAGGTAAGATTTATTATGAAGAAATAGATTCTAGTGGTAGTTCACTTGGAGATAAATTCTTGTTCTGTGAATGGGATGGAACTAAGGGAGTTAAGAAAGCAGGAGATGATGAATTTACAGCTTGGGATTCGAATAATCAAAGAACATTTACTTATGATGACCCACCAGTTAATTCAACTTATACATTAGAATCAGGTTATCCTGAAGGAGTAGAGACAGTAAATGCTATATGGGAAACAGCATCTGTAGTAGGTAGACAAGTTTATATAGGTAATGTTGCAAAAGGTGTTGCAGAGTTATCTATAGTTAAAAATGATAATACCGCAGCTTATAATACAGGTAGATATACTATAGAAGCAACTGCATCAGGTAATTTAGTTAAACTTCATTATATAAATCATCCTACTAAAGACTTTTTATTAGAAGATAAAACAATACCTTGGGCAGGTGGTGCTTCAACTAACGAGGAAAGAACTTTAAATAATACTAGTAGGGCTATTGAATATAGTGATCTAACAACTCATGGCTTTGCAGTTAATCAATACATTAGTATGGATGGATGGACTAATGGTGCTAATAATGGCATATTTAAAATAACTGCTATTGGTGATCATGGTATGAATGGAACATTAGCAGGCGGTGCAAATGAAATGACCTTAAAGTGTCAAGTTCCAGATACTGGGGCAGTCTCTGGTTCAGGTGTAGGTGTTTTTCAAATTTATGCAAGTGATATGGAAGGAAATGAAGATACTTTTATATTCTATTCAAATAGCAATGCTCCTAATTCAGCTTCAAATATTACCAGGGATGCTAGCAATAGAATTAATTCAAGTATAAATCCAAACGGTGTTTCACCTGCGACTACTGATTTACATATTGCTACAGCTATAGCAGATACATTTAATAATTTTTCAGCATTAGGGATAACTGCAACAACATCAGGTACCAGTAGTGACGCATATGTTCATTTTACTATGGATGACCCTGGTACATATAAAAATACAGGTACAACTAATAAAGCTGGGATGATATTTACTATTAACACAACACAAGGTAATTTTGGAGCTGGGCCTTGGAGTCTTCAAAGTAGTGCTGGTACAGTTACAGCCGCTAACGCTAATGCTTCTACTTCATTGACAAGAAGCTTTGAAAATGGTACAGGTACATATGGAAAATATAAAAATAACCAATTAACTTTAACTAAAGTTGATGGTAGTGCTGCTGGATTAGTTGATGAAACTCCTAGCTCAGGTTCAACTAATATAAAGCTATTAGGATTTGATAGTGATTTAGAAACATCTGATGTTTATGATACATCTTTAATATTAAAAAGTGCAATAGGTAAAAAAGCAGGATTCCCTGATAATTTATTTATAGATTTAGAGCTTGGAGGAGATGCTATAGTTCATATGGTATCTTCAGCAGATAGATTATTTATATTCTCTCAAACTAAATTAGTAATTATCAATGTAGCTCAAGATATAGAATTCTTAGAAGCTTCTATGGATCATATGGGTATAGGTAATCCTAGACAAGTTTGCAAAGTAGGTGAAGGTATAGCATTTATAAATACTAGTGGAGTGTTTTTCTTTGATGGACAACAAGTTCAAGATTTAAGATTAGGTAGAATGGGAGATGTTGCTCTTGATGGTGATAATTGTGCTATTGGATATGATGCAAATAGAGGTATATTATACACATGGTTTACTGCTACAACTTTGTTCTTTTATAGCTTGCAAACTCAATCATGGGCTGGTCATAGTTATTTAAGTAGCTATACAAATTTGATACCAGATACAAATGTAGATAACGGTAAAGATGGATTATCCTTCTACGAAAAAAGCGGTAAAATATATTATATAGGAACTGATGTTGTTTCTGGAACTCATAATGTAAATAAAGTTCAACTTGAAACAGGAAGAATATCAATAGGTAATATTGCTCAGAATAAAAAGTTTTACAATGTAAAAGTATCTGTGCAAAATGCAAAGAATTTAAGGCTCTACTGGAGAACTGATGAAGTAGAAACTGCTTGGACTGAACATGCATCTGCTTCTGATAACGGTATATGGATTGCTCAAGGCACTTCAGTTAGTGATACTGTTGAATGCAAGTTATCAAGAGCTAAAGGTAAATGGTTGCAAATAAAGATAATATCTGCAAGCACTGATGGAGCAACAGGGGCTGTTTCTCCAACAAATATGTCAATAGGAGATATAAGTATAGTTTTTAGAGGAAGGTTGATTAAATGAGGACAAAAGAAGAAAGAATGGCATTACAAAAACATGCTATTGCAGCAAAGAATAGATCTAATAATGTTGAAACTGGTCAAAATGTCCCTAATCAAACTAAAGTTGTTAGAAAGAAAGGAAAATATTATCAAGAAATTAAAGTCAATAATCAAAAATTGTACGTACAAGTAAAGACTAGTAAGGAGTAGTTATGTCAAAATTTTATAAAAGCGCAATGAGTAGTTTACAGCAGTTTGATAGAGAGAGAAAAGATACTGCTATATCAGATGCAAAAAGATCAAAAATTCTTGCTTCTGCTGTAGGTTTAGGTATGGAAGTTTCAGCTAATAAAAAAACTTTTGATGAAACCTCTGAATTTATGAAACAAAAAGGATTTCAATTTGATAAAGACAGTTCATCTTATTTTAAAACATTCTCTAATGATGATGGAATGCAAATAGGAAGAGTAAGTTTAATTGATGCAACTACTTATAATAAAAATTCAGCTTTAATTGATATGGATGATTTTATATATAATAGACAAGGTGAAGAAATTACTGGGTTTTCAGAAAAGAATAAATGGCAACTTGACCCTGAAGAATATAAAAGATTAAGGAACATTGACATTACAAAAGGTCAAAATTTAAGTAAAAAGGAAAAATTTGATGCATATGATAAATTTTGGGATCAAGGTGGTTATAATCCTGATAAAATGAGAAAAGATGGTTTAGAAGCAGATTGGAATCAAGTAATAATGGATGAAAGTGGAGAAGCTTTTCTTAAAGGATGGGGTGAAGGTGGCTCTAACTTAAATTTAGAAAATTTTAAAGGCTATATACCAGCAAGACCTGCAGGTGGAGGTCCTCGTATTCCAATACCTATAGATTCAGAAGATGAGTATTTTGACGAAGATATAAATATAGAAGAAAGTGAACTTAGTCACTTAGCATCTTATGAACAATATGCTCCTAAAAATGTATTTACAGATAAAAGATTAAAAGGAGCTGGTTCTACTCTTGCAACTGAACCTCCAGATAGACCAATAGTACCTATAGAATCTGAAGATGAATATTTTGATGAAGAAATAGATGTAGATCCTTCTGACTTAGAAGACAGCATGGAAGATAAAAGGTCTAGGGAATATCAAGAATCTCAAATAAAATCTAGAAAATGGTATGATGACTTTGGAGCAAAGAATATTTTTAGTGATAGTCCTTTAAGAGGAGCAACTTCTAAATATGATAAAGAGCTTTATAAATCTAAAGTAAATAAAGGCTCTATGACTGATGATGAATTTGATAGATTTATTGAAGGATTATCGCCTAATCAAGTTAGGAATATGGAAGATAATAGGTCTAATACTTATATAGATAGATTAAAAGGATTTAAAGACCCTTTATTTAAGACATCTAAAGAAGCTATGTTTCAAGGGAAAAAATATGTTAATGCTAGTGATTCTGACGAATGGGTTGAAATGGTAGGTGGTAAAAAATCATTAGTTAATAGCGTTGAAAAACACCTACTAAATGCTCCATATATGGACAGAGGTAAGGTTGAGGAATGGATGATTCAGAATTCAAAATACAATTTAAGAAAACAAGGTAAAAGCTATCCTGAATATGAATCTAGAACAGGAATGCCTAAATATTCTAGTGCTGCTGCTGATATAACTGGCAGTTTGTATACCATGGGTAAGGCGGCCTCAGCTGCTGGTGGTACAGGAGCTTTGTCTAGTATGGCTATACCTGGTATAGGATGGGCTTCAGCAGCTTTAGCTGCTGTAGATTGGATTGCTGGTTCATTTAGTGCAGCAAAACAATATAAAAAAGAAGCAAGAATGTTAAAGACTCAAATGGGTGGACATAGAGGTGAAATGGCTGAAAAAGCAGGTGAAGAGGCTCAAAGAGATTTAAAAATGCTACAAAAAGATTATGATTTAAAAATGAAGAATATGACTTCTGAATATGGAAAAACTACTCAAGACTTACAGCAACAAATAGGTAAGGCTTGGTCTGCTACTAAAGGTTTATATACAGGCAATGTAGGTAATATAAAAGAAGACTCTTTAAAAAGATTGAATGAAGGATTTGAACAAAGCAGAGAATCTGCAAACTTTAATATGGAAAATGCTTATGATAAGTATGTAAGTGGTCTAGATGACCAAATGGGCGAAATGCAAGTTCAATTAGAGGACATGTATCAAAAATGGAGACATGCAAGGAAGCATTCAAAATGGTATAAAAACTTATAGGAGAAATTATGGCAGCTGGTGATGTAGTAGATATTATAACGACATTTTTAAAAGAAAAAAGACTAAAGGAAGAAGGTCAAAGAGAAGATTCTCTAAAAATGTTAAACATGCAATTAAACATGCAATCTCATCTTTTGCATAATAAAATCAATAGATTAGATAGAGAAAATACTACCTTGCAGAATGATTGGAATGAAAAGAAGTTAGAATATGAAAATCTAACTGGAGAAGTCGTTAATTTAAAAGACTTTGAACAATCAAATAATGCTGTAGAAGTTTTAGATTTAATTAAAAGTCCTATACTACAAGGACATGAAGATGAAATTAATGCAGTAAACCAAGAGTCTGAAATTTTAAGAAATGCTATATCTGGTATAAACAAAAGATTAAATACATTAACTAAAGTTGAAAGTTTTTATAAAGGCGAAACAGTGTCTCCTAAAGGAGGTGCTGACCCAGAGTATTTTGATAAAGAAGATTTCAGTATAGCTAATTTATCTAAAGCTCTAGGCTTAGAAATAAAAAAAGATGATGAGGATACATTAAAAGGATTACCTGATTATTTAGCAGATGCTATAACAAAAGGTGAACTAGGATTAGATACAAATATTCAAGAGTTAAATGTTGCTATCAATGAATTTGCTATAAAGCAATACCAAAAGAATTTTGAAGAAAAGAGAAATAAAGAGCTAACTGATCCTTCATTTGAAATTGAAGATTATATTAAAACTCAAACATCTAATTTTGCATTAACTATGGATCAAAATATAACAACAGCTATAACTGGTAAACTTGGTGGAACACTATCATTGGCTTCTCAAATAGCAGAAGCAACAGATCCAGCGACAATAGCAAGATTAACGTCACAATTAGATGCTGAAAAAATAAAATTAGGCTCTAAGTTTACTGGAATACCAGCTCATGGTATAGTAGAAGATGTTGAAGGAAATGTTCTTATAGATATATCTAAATTAAGCTCTGGTGAAAAAACAGAAAATGACGAGAATATAAGATTAGGTTCAATGATATTATCAGGAGTACAAACTTATTATAATTCTATGACAGGAGCACCAGGAGATAGAACTAAAAGAAATATAGGTCCATTTCTTAATGCTATTGACGAGATGAGATTAAATTATGGTTTACAAGAAGTAAATCTTAGAAAAACATTATCTAAGCATGGTATAAATTCTCCTGAATATCAAACAGCTTCTAGGAATTTATTAAATTTAGAAGAGGCTATAAAAGAAATTACTGGATATGAACCTGAGCAATTTAAAGCTTATGCTCCTATGTTAGAAGATATACATGAAGGATTAAAACAAAGTGGTTTAGATTTATTGAAAACAGAATATGATATGTTTAAAGGAGTTAATTCTGCAGAAGAAGAAAGTACTACTGATGTCGATATTCCTATAGGATTAGTAGATCAAGATATTGATAGGTCTGAATTTAAAGATGATTACTATAATTTTGACAGCAGTTTAAAAAGATTCTTTAACCTTGATACAGATGGTGATAATGTAGCAGATGCTATTGATTTAAACAATGATGGATATCCAGATAGTAAGGAAGAATTGCAATCTAACTTTAAGCGTTCAAAATCACCAAGTCAAGAAGGTAAGCAGGTAGGTGATTTTACAGTTAAAACTGAAGTTGGTAAATATGATGATGATAAAAAACAATGGAAAAAAGAAGTTAAGCTTTACGATGAGGATGGAACCTATGTAAGAGCTTTAAATGATACTAAAGAAGTAGCATATTTTTCTAACTATAATGAAGAGCATCCTCCTGCCAAAAAATTTACTCTTGATAAATTAAAATCAGCACCAAGTAGAAAAAAAGATGCTTTAATGTATTATGTTGATGATAAAGGAAGGTTTGATGTTAATAAAATGGCGCAAGATTTAAATGTTGATATTACATCATTTCCACCTGAAATTTTAGATGAAATAGAAAGATTAACAGGAGTTCGTAGTGCAGATTCTTTCTTAGCAGATCCTGTTCCAAGGTATATAAATACTAAACCAACTGTTACTGAACCTGGAGTTATATCTCCTGCTATAAATCCAATAGTTAATATAGCTCCAGCTTATAATACTGAACCAACAGGAGGAGAACCTAGTAAAAGACCTCATTGGACTTTATTTACATCATTAGGTGGAGGTGATTTACATGGTGATAATAGTCCTTTTTATAATGCTTATTATGCTAAATTACAAGAGTTATTTAATGAGCAAGTAGATATAGATGATTCTGTTTGGTTTAAAAATATAGCTAAATTTAAAGATTGGAAAGAAGCTGTAGGTACTACTATGTACCCTTTTAATTTTGGGTTTGATCAAGATTGGGAAGTTGTAGAACAATTTAAAGAAAAATACCCTGATATATGGGAAATGGCTGATGCAGAAGCTTATAAAGCAGGAATGGCAGACCAAACTAATTGGGTTGCAATGCAATTAGGGTTAAAGGATACTAATATAGATAGTGGTAAAGATTATTCCCAAAAAGCCTTTAGTACTGATACAGAAAATTTAAATGAAATATTAAAAATATTATCTGCAATAAAACAAGTAAAATACCAATAAAGGAGAATAGATGAGTAACCCTTGGGAAGATGATGAACAGTTAAAAGAACTGGAGGAATTTGAAAGAAAAAGAAGAAATAGATTTCATGATTTTGAAAAAACTTATTCTGAGTCAAATAGACCTTCAACAGAAGTAGTTGATTGGGACAGTCTTTCTTCAACTGAATGGACAAGAAAGCCTTCAGATCCATTAGCTTATACTAGGCGTAAAGTTTATCCAGGAAGTGCAGAAACAGGAGCACCTACTTCTGAAGACTCTGAATCAATTATGGATAGTAATGCTTTATATGATTTTGTAGGCAATGCTTTATGGGGAGCTGCAGAAACACTTGTAGTTCCTACTGTAGTAGATTTAGCTCAAGAAATAGATGAAGAAGGCTCTGGATGGGCTAGAAAAATGGGTTCTCAAGCTTGGAAAGATGAATCTTGGGCTGGTAGAGCAGGTTATATAGTAGGTACTGGTGCAGGTATATTAACTGGTATTGGCACAGTAGGCAAAGGTCTTCAATTGCTTTCTAAAGCAAGAGGAGCTGGTGTTGCATATGCTGCAAAAAAAGGATTAACTGATTTAGCTGAAGCTGGGTTAGAAAATGTTTCTAAAGCTGGCATGAAAGAAATAGTAAGGAATACTAGAAAAAGCCTTGCTGATGCATCTAAAAAAGAAATTAAAACATTAGATTGGAAAACTTGGCTAAATCCTTTCTCATCTGCAAGAAAAAGTATTAAATACAATCCATTATCAAGCGATGTTATAAAAGCTAGTGTTCGTAGCGAAGTAAAAGAATCTGTTCAAAAATTAACTAGATTAAGTCCAGATAGTAAGCAATTAGATGATTTAGTTGAAGGTGTAATGAAAGTTACTCAAGAGTCTGTTCATAAGAATTTTGGTCATTCTATAAGTTATGCATTGCAAATGAGATTAGGGATTAACAATAAATTAGCTAAAGTATTAGGTGATGTAGCATACGAAGCAACACTTCTTGCTGGTTATGATACAATTATGGGAGAATTAGGAGATAGTTATGCAGACTCTTATGGATTAGATGAAACTCAATGGAGTTATGATGAATGGTATCATAGAGCTATGCATGGGGCTAAAATGGGAGCAATCTTAGCGCCTATTAGGTATATACCTGGTGGAAAACAAGTTCAATTTGGACATAGTGGTATGATAGCAGATATAGGTACTTTAGGTAAATTAATAAGAAATAGATTTAGACCTGTTAAAAATATGTCAGATGCAGAATTAACAGGATTTGTTAATAGTATAGTTATAAGTGGTGGAGATGATGCGCTACAAGCTTTCTCTACATCTAAAAACATAAGTAATTTTAGTAAAGCAAGACTAGAAAGAATATCCTCTGTTGTGGGTAATGGACAGAAATTAACAGGAGCTCAAGGATTAGCAGATAGAAAAATGTTGGAAAATACTTTTAAAGAAGTTCAAAAAGATATGCCTGGTTTAATGAAAAACATATTAGGAGAGATAAGAAAAGATGGTGTACGTTCATTTTTTAGAGCTTCCGCAGGTTCATTAGCTATGAATGCTCAAATGTATAAACAAGCTCATGATGATGGTATATTATTTACAGAAGACTATCCTATTGATAAATTTATAGCAGACCATTGGGTAGGTATGCTTTATATGAAAAGAGGTAAATCTTTTGGTAAGTGGAAAGCTGACCCTAAATTTGGACAAGGATTTTTTGCAGAAAGAGACTTAAAGACTATTGCTGAAGTTGATTTATTTGGTAATACTCCTACAAAAAGATATTATTCAGAAACAGGCTTTGAAATGAATGGTGGGGAAATATCTAAAATGGTTAAAGCTATGGATGTCTTAGGTAAAGACCAAGAAGGATTAGAGAGATATAATATGTTTGCTCATTTAGATGTTGAAGAATCTATAGTTCAATTAGAGAATATGTCTATAAGTAACACTAAGGATGCTAAAGCTTTAATAGAGTCTATTAGAGCAAAAATGCTATCTTCTGAGAAAAATGAAAAAGTATTAGCTCAAGATTATCAAGAAAGCGTAATTCAGAATAAAGGTAAAGCAAAATTAGATAATTGGGAAACACATCTAGGTACTGAAATAACAAGACTTATAGATAAAGCTGAATTATTAGAATCTAAAGGTAAAAATGAAGAAGCTGCTAAAGTAAGAGAAGAAGTTAGTTCATTGCAAGAAGCAAATGTTATTATTAAAGAATTACAAGGTACAGCAAGCATAGGAAGAGTAGGTGAGGTTGTAATGTCTATGACTAAAGAGCAAGCTTTAGAATTTGTTGAAGGTTTTAGAGATGTAAAATTGTCTACTGGAGCTAAACTGACTGCAGATAACTTTTCTTTAATAAACGATGAGTTAATGAATTCAAGATTAAAAGTTGCTGCTGAAATAGAAAACATAGTAGTTCCTCATGTACAAAAATCCTTAGAAATATTAGGAATGGCAAATTCAAGCCAACTTGAAGGCGGAAAGCTATATATACATAGTAGTGTTGAAGAAGCTATATATAAATTGAGAAGTCACCCAGATACAACAACTGGAGAGCAACCTTTTCAAAGGTCAGCTCAAACATTACTTGATATGATTGAACGTGGTAAAATGCTAGGAATTATTGAAGTAAGTGAAAGAGGAGTTAAATATGACGGTGTAGATGTACTACCAGATGCAAATAAATTTAGGCAATTATATGTAGAAAATACAGAATTATTACATAATAAGATATTTGCACCTAAAGGAGGAAGATGGCAAGAAAACATTCCTACTTGGGGAGATAAAGAAGGTTTCTTTGATAATAACATATTGGGTTCAAGACCAATATGGGATTCAATACAAAATGCACATAGATACAGAAGAAATGAAACAGCTTATTTTGTCTTCAATGGAGGAGGTCCTAATGCTGCAGCTCAAGCATTACATAGATATATAAAAGATGTTTTAAAAGGCAATGTATCTTTTGAAATAATAGAAAAAATTGAAGGTAAAGGAAAAGTTGAAGAAATAAGAAGTTTAGATCTTAGTAAAGATAGTGAGTTACAAGTATTTGTAGCGACTTTAAATACAACTTTAGAAATGTTAAATTTAGGTGGAAGCGGAAAGACTACTCGTCAAAAAATAGAACTCTCTCAATTAGAATCTATGAAAGGTGAAATTGAAAAAGTATTAGGTAATTTATTTACTACTCCTACTGAATTCAATGCATTTAAGAACTTTGTGACAGATAGATTTATCAAGGACATAACTGGTAATCCTTTGTTAAATAGCTCTCTGAAGCAAGTGATACTAAAAACATTAAATGATAAGAGTTTATTATCTGTTAAGGCTAATGGTAAATTAAATATTCGTAGCGCTAAAGCATTAAGAGATACATTATTAACTGATCCTAATTTAACTTCAGCAGAAGCAAGAGATATAGAAGTGATTATAAATCAATATGAAAGATATGTAGAGACTCCAATAAGGGCAGCTTTAAACGAGAAAAGCAATCAGCTTACATTTGTTGACCAAAGGCTAGATGTTAAGCAATTTGGACAATCTAGAGCTGAATTCTTACAACAAATAGTAGAAATGAATTCTTTAAGTAAAAGGTTTACAACTACTGATTTAATAGAATTACATAAAATGAGCAATAATCTAGGTATAGCTATGGCAGAACTATCAGAAAAAATAGATAATAACAATGCTCAAATTGTAAAAGAAGGTGGAAAATTAAATGAAAATATAGTAAACGAAATGCAAAAGTTATCTCAAGATGGTATGAATCTTTCAGTTATACTTCAAACATTACTTACAAATAGAGATTTTATAGGATTAAGAAACTTTATGGATAATTCTAAAACTCTTAGACAATTAACCTCAGATATGATGACAAACATGGGTACTGATACTAAAAGTATTAGAGAGTTCAAGGAAGTATTAATAGAATTTGCTAAAAAGTCAATAGATAGAAGAAATGATATTCTTAGAATAGATGGTATAGATGATGTAAATGATTACATGAAGACTCAATCTGACAATCTATCTTTATTTAATAGAGAGAATAAACCTCATATTGGTAATACTACGAGTAGACAGCAATATGAAATGAAATGGAGCTTGAAAAATGATTTTACTGATGCATTAACATTTGAACCTAAAAAATTAATGGATTTATATAATCTTAACCCAAAAGTACCTAAAAAACTTTTAGAGGGAGGGTTAGATGAAGTTATAAGAGGCAATTTTACTATAGAGCAGTATGTTGACTCTATTTTAGACCCTATTATTAAATCTCAGAAATCAAAAATAGAATCGAATAATCTTTTATTAAAAGCTAATAATGAAAAGACTCTAAAGTTTGAAGATTTCGTTATAGATACTTATCAAGTTATACAAGGAGCATTAGGTAGTAAAAAATCAGCTATAGCTACTTTTGAAAATGGTAGACTGCTTATAGATAAAACAGTTATCTCTAATTGGAATGTAGGTATAAATAAAGTTGCAAATACCTTAGGTCTTGATATGGGTATGGGTGAAATGATGCTTTTGGGAACTAAATTTGGAACTGAAAAAGGATTTAGGACTAAACTTGATGACAACATAAGAAATCAAATAAATATTCTTTTAGAGAAAGGTGTTCAAACTGATATAATATATAAAGAATTACTATCTACAGGTGATGTTGAGATGATAAACCTTTTAAGTAAATTAGGAAATACTGGAGAATCTGCTAAATCTCAATTCTTTTCTGTTCAATTAGATGAACAAACACACATACTAGTGCCTACTATTATGAAAGAAAGAATGCTTAATAATATTAGATTTAAAGACCAAAGTAAACTTAGAGATAATTTATTTACTATTTTCAAAGCTAAAGATAAGGAAAATGGAATTACTTCTACTAAATTTGAAATAGAGAAAAAAGTTAATGATTTCTTAACAAAAGAGCTTGGGGTTAAGTTTGATAAAAATGGAGATATTACTAAGGATTCTTCTCTAAATGTGAACCAAGCAAAGAAACTTATTCAAATAACAAGATTATCTGGAGACCTTACTTTTGATTTAATTGATTTTATGTCTCAAAGGATGAGTATATCAGATAAAATGGCAACATTAAAATATCTGAAATTAAGTAGTCCTAGAGGTGGAATGGCTTTAACAAAAAGAAATCTTGAATTTGCAAGAGAATTCTTACCAAGATTTTTAGAAAAAGATTCTAAAATGTGGGGTCCTTATGAAATGTTTTTAAATGAGACATTTGATGCTCGTTCTGGCAAGATGAAGAAAAGAAGAGATTTGAATATATTTGATGAGGGTGGTGATCCTAATGGATTCTTTGATAGTAGTCAAATAGCAAGGAAAGGATTAAAAGAACAATTCAGAAGAGATAACCCTGATATGAGTGAAAAGCAAGTAAATGCTTTCATTGAAAAAATTATGGCTCATCATGATAAAATACCTGCCTCTGTAATGAATGGAGAAAAATACTTAAGCTTACCAAGAATGGTAGCTACTTTAATGAGTAAGGGAGCAACTAGAGATTGGTTTATTTGGGAAAATGGTAAAGTGATTGGATTTAATGTAGCTATTAAACCTGTAGAAATGTATAGCTTTATAGACAATAAAACTGGCGAAATAGTTGTTCATGTTGGTAAAACTGCATATAAATGGAATCCTGTTATAGACCAAATGATGCAAAAATCAAGTATTGAACAATCATCATCTACTTTTGAAAAAACTGATAAAAAAGGTGGAGACAATAGATATTGGGTAGATGCTATAGGTTTTCAAAGCACTCATAAAAGACATCAGAGATTCAACCCTAAAACTGGAGAGCGTGAGAATCCTGGTATAATAATGACTAGAGAATCAAGTGAAGATTGGATGAATGATGGCTCTATGATGATACCACAAATAGAAGGAACTAAGCAGATTATGAAGGTAGGATTAGAGGGGATATTTATTAAAAGTATAAATGGAACTCATGACGCTACTGTTTCAACTGGATTTGCTAATTTATTATCAAACCAAGCACTTATGGATATTAATAAACTAACAAAAATAAATGAAAATATAAGCAGTATGAGAGACCAATTAAGCAGAATGAATGCTAATCCATTTGCCTATAAATTAATAAGTGAAAAATTATTGGGTAATTTAAAACAGACTGGAGATAATGCAGGTTCTTTAATAGGTTTAGAAGCTATATTAGCAGCAGATGGTTTACCTGTCTATGAATTTATGATGCCTCAATTAGAAAAACTAGTATCTTCTGAATATATGAATAAGCGTAATATGATAACTTCAGCAGTAGAAAATGGTTCTTATTCAGTGATGACAACAGGTTCAGGCTATAGTTATCCTGTCAGATATGAAGGAACTCAATATAGTTTTGGTGGCTCTGGTATGTCTTCAAAAGAGCATAAAATGCCTTTATCTTCTTTTATGACTTTTACAGTTGACCCTGTTTCTAAAACAATGAAAGCTACTCCTCAAGGATTAAGTAGCACTCAAGATTTAACATTAATATTTAAAGTTAATAATAACTTTTTAAAGAAACACGGATTAGGTAAGTATAAAACTGATTTTAATGGTCATGATTTCGCAGTTTCTTTTGGAGCAGATGGATTTCAAGTTGTTGGACCTCATCTTGATGTTAAATTTCAAGGTGGTAAATCTCTTGGAAAAGATAAGATTACTAGAAATCAAGAAGCTTTTATGAGATTAGAAAAAGCATTAACTAAAGATATGCAAACTTTACTTGATTATGCAGCTGTTGAAAATCTACAATCAGTTGGGGAACTTGCTTTATTTATCAATGGAACAAGACATGAATTTGTGGGTAATAATAGAGACTATTATTTAAAAAGCAATTTAAATAGTAGACGTAATAATAATGCTGATGCTATGTATAATATTTTAACTGAAAAAGGAGAAAGTCCTTCATATAATTCAATTCACCTAGGTAAAGTTGATTTAAGGCAACCTAAACCTGGTATAAATGATTGGGTTATCTCTAGGGTAGAAAAGCTTATAGACCAAAGAAGAGGACCTGTAAGTGAAATGAATGTATTAGATGTTATAGATCCTCAAGATGCAGATTTTGATTTAGATAAATCAGCAAGTTTATTTACACTTCCTAAAACTGTTATTAAAGAAATATACAAAGTATCTGGATATAGCCAAGTAACAGATAATGTATATAAAGAAGTTTTAGTAGAAGAAGTTAATCTTTTAGGTGATCAATCTGATTATTCAGATTTAATGACTACATTAGGTAACAAAAGAGCTAAAACGATTAGACAAACTTCAATAATATCAACAGTAGCTCAATTCTTTGGAGCAAAATATGATGCTCAAAATAATACAACTGGGAGTATATTCAGCGCAGGTTGGTCTAAGAATAAAAAGAATAAATGGGGCGGTACTATGGTAGGGGAAAATGGTGATACTAGATTCACCTTTGGACCAGAGTTTATAGACAGGAATACTAGAGATAGATATGAAATACATGTTAGAGATGGATTACATTTAGTAAACTCAATAGAATATGTAAAAAGAATGGTAAAAGCTAGTATAGATATATACAAAAAAAATCAGAAAATAACAGATATAGATATAGATCAAATGCTTTGGATGCATCCTGACAATGGATTCCTTCAAATAAAAAGAACTAAAACTAATGGACAAGTTGAGTATAGAACTTTTGACCAATTACCACCAGATGTTAAAGTTCATTATAATAGAATAAAAAAAGGGATACTTGACCCTCTTGGTGAATTACATAATTTATCATTAATGACTGAGAATTTTGGTGATGGTACATCTAGAAAAATGTCTGCATTTGAAATGGTACATAAGTATGAAGATATTCTTTTTAAAATAAGAAATGCAGGTGGTTCTTGGGTTGAATCTAAAGCTCAAAAAGGTAAATTTAAGTGGAAACCAAATGAGCTAGAAGGATTCACAAAAGACCTATTGAGATTTTTAGGTGATAGTCATTATCATGGTAGCCAGAGTTTCAATGTAAGTCAATTACCTATAATTCAATCTTTATCAAAAATGAGACAAAGTTTACCTCAAGTATTTAACAATAAACCTCCTATTGATTCTGGTCTAGGTAGAATTATAGCAGATATAACTGAAGCTACTCCAACTAATGTTAATTTGGCTATAAAAGGCATGTTTAAAGACCAGACAACTGCAGCACAAATTGTTAATATAAAGTATAAGCTTAATCAAATTGATAAAACATTAGGTGATTTGGCTTTTAGAAGACAGTTAAACTCAGATGCTGGACAATTCTGGACAAAACAGAAAGAAAAATATCAAGCACTTATTTCTGAATTTGATAAACAAATTAATAATCCAGAGTATATATATAACATGTATAAAAAGACTCATTCAAAAACTAAAGCATCAGGAGGTAAATTGAATGCTGATACAGCTATATATAGGAGGGAGTTTGGCAAAGATGGAGATGTTGTTACTTTTAGAGGAGTGTTTAAAAAACGTGAATTTGTACAATGGCAAAAAGGTGATGTCTTTATAGAAAATCCAAAAGAGTTAGTTGCTGGCTCAGGTTTAACTGAGAGAGTAAGAAGATCTATGCATGATGCTTTTACAAGGTTTGACATGAGAATATCTGATGTTGAGTTAACAAGTGTAAGAATGCTAGTAGAAAGATTCAAGCAAGATATGAGAGAAATTCGTTTTGCAGACCCTAATGCACCAAGAGATAATGTGAGATTTGGATTGGAAGCAGAAAAGGATATGGCGATACTTTCTGATTATGTTAAAATGGCTGCTGATATAAATGGAAATTTAAGCAAAGAAATGCAAAATGCTTTCTTAAGAATGCTATTAGTTCCAACTGCAGATGGTAATAAATTTGCTATTGTTGGACAAAGTCAAGGAGAACTTCAGACTATTATTAAGTTTAAAAACAATACAAGAAATGAAAGAATGGTTTTTCAATTCTTAAATAGAGCAATGAATGGAGATGCAAAAACTATTATGGACGCAAGTGTTGCTAAACAGTATCATGAGCAGATAAATAATGACTTTAAGGGAGCTTTTATAAAAGAATGGGATAATACGTTGGTCGGAGATTATTTCGACTTTAAACTCAATACAAGAGAAGCTAATAATTTTTCATTATTGCCTCCATTAGAAAACTATGCTAACTTTATGGTATCAAATAATATAAATAAAACTGCTCAGAAAGTAGCTATAGGATTTATAACTGGTCAATATTTTTTAGATCCAGTGGAATTATATAAGACTACTGTTGATATGAGTAAAGGTGGTTTAAATGGTGCTCCAAGAATAGAAGGTATAACGAAGTTTATAGAAGGAATGTGGGAGGGAGCAGAAGGTAGAAGTTTTAGAGGTGGTGATATATATGAACCTCTTAGTACATATAGAGATAGAGTATATCATCACAGAGAAGTTAAGAATGAAAATGCTAAAGATTACTTAGATAAAATAAAATGTTATTAATAAGGAGATAATATGGCAGGTGGAGGATCAGTCTGTATACCAGGCACTAATATAGTAGCTAAAACACAAGAAAAATTAGTTAATCAAATAAAGTCAGATAAGTCTTTTAAGAAATGGATGGGTCATGATTTGGCTAAACAAATGGGATGGAATGATAAAGGAAGTCTTGAGTGGTTATGGAAAAAATATACTCGTACTACATTTGAGCCAATGACAATAGAGCTTAATCCTAAAGATGTTAATATATTCTTAAAAGCTTTGAAAAATGAATTTTTACCTAGCTTAGGTAAACAAGAAGGATTTTTTGGTACTTACTTTAAATTGCCAAGAGTTCTTGCTAAAGGATTTAGAGGTGGTGAACAATTTGTTAGTGAAATTGGTGAAGCAGTCTCTTATAATCAAAAGCTTATGAAAGATGGCTCTACTCATATTAAACAGATGGTTGATGGTATGTATGAAATGTTTTTAGATGTAAAGGCTCCTTATTATTCAAATAAAAGAGCTAATGAATGGACTAATAAGGAATATAAAGTATTTCAGAGAATGGAAAGAGATTTGCTTATAGCTACTCCAGGTACTACACAATATAAACAGATGTTAAACAATTTACATAAAATGCTAGGATCTAGCTTAGGTAAAGGTTCATCAGATCCAATAGGTGGTCAAATTTTAAGAAGATATCAAGATATATTAGAATTTAAAGTTCAACCTGTAACTCAAGCTGAAAAGAAAGTAAGAGCTCATTGGGATATATTAAGGGTTGAAAGCATGAAAGATTTATTAAATGGTTCTATTGCTGCAAGAAGAACAATAGAAACTTTACTTGAATCTGACCCAGCAAGGATAGATTTATTAAGAGCTCATGATAAAATAACTGAATCTATTGATGCTCTATTAGTCCAATCTGATATTGATGCTAGGAATATATCTAATAAATATAAAGTTGAAAATGGTATGGTTATTCCTACGAATTCTAAAGATATGATGGTTTATGACCCTAAAAGCAAAACATATTCTCCTTATAGAATTAAAGGTACTAAAAATACAGCTATAGGAGTTCAATATAAAAGTGATTCTTCTATAGTCAAATATTCTCCCAAATATGTTATAGAATTAACAGATATAATGCATAATCTATCTTCTTATGCAAAAGATAGTTCCAATAAGGCTGAATGGAAAGGGAAGACAGCATCTGAGATTAGATTTGAAATAGAACAAGCATTGAGTCCTCAAGCTATATCAAATAGAATGAAAGCAGCTGGAGAAACAGATAAATATTTCAGTATGGACCCTATATACTATTTAAATAAGTATGTCCATGATGTGGCTTCATTTAATATGAGGTCAAGAATAAATTATGCTTATTCTCAAGTAACTAAACCTTTAATTGAAGCAGTAAGACAAAATAATATGGGTAAGAAAAATATAAAAATAGGTGAGTATTCAGAATATCTAATAGATCTGGTAACTGAGATGAAAGATTCTTCTCTTATGAACAATGGAGGTCCAACTACAAATTTAGATCAAGCTGTCAGAATAATCAATGGCTTTGAGTATATATCTAAATTAGGATTCAGTTTTAAAGGAGGTTTAAAAAATAGAACTCAAGGATTGTTTAATTGGGTTCAGTATGGACTTAGAGGAAGAAGAATTACAAACCAATTCTTAGATGGAACTTTAAGACCAGTAGGTCCAGGTGAAGTTGAGATAACAAATAGAGAAATGACTACAAGACAGATGAAAAAGTTTGGTTTTATGATTGGAGAAAAAGCAGAAGCTGCAAGTATTTCAGCTGCAACAGCAGGTTCTATTGACCAAGCAACTATGGTTTTAATTCCAAAAGGTTTTGATGTAGATGCTAGTGGTAGATTAATTGTATCTAAAAATGGAGAAGCTATGAAAAAGGTAGCAAATCTCATGGCTAAAGGAGCTGACATATCTTCTAAATATACTTTTATTGGTAAGGTTGGTTCTCAGGCTTGGGCTGAAAATAAGAATAGAGTCTCTACATTTGAAATGGCTTTTTCTCATGCATTTATAGGGGAAAGCAAAAGATTAGATTATCATAGAGCAAAGTATTTAGAAAAGAACGGTAAAAATGCTACAGAAAAACAATTATGGCAATACATAGAAAACTTAGCTGGTAAAGAAGCATTTGAAATGGTTAAAACTCTTCATTATGACTATGATATGTGGGCTAAATCAAGAATACTTCGAACTCCAGCTGGTAAAACACTAGGTCAGTTCCAGCATTTTAAATTTGCATTTTTTGATATGCAATATAATATGCTTAAAGATATGACAAGAGATATAAAAGGCTTTAAATGGGTTGTAGAAGATCCACTGCAAATGGGTAATAGATTATTAAATAAAGGTGATAAAAAAATGATTGTTAATCCTACTATTAATACTGGTATGAGATTAATGATGCTTTATAGTTTCTTACCAGGATTATTCGCATTAGCGACAGATCATGATGTAGGAGGTGCTATGTCTGTATTCGCACCATCAGCTTTGATTCCAAAAGAAGATAAAATGTTAAAAGATGGTACTATGTCTAAAGCTAAGAAAAATTCTATATCTGGAATAATAGAAAATCCTGTAATGGAAGATGTTTCAAGATTAATAGATTTTATAGGAAATTCACCAGATGGAACTGAGGAAGAAATGCTAACCCATTATGATGCTTATTTTGGGAAACATCCTATTACTCATTATTTTGGAGGTCCATTTGTAAGTGATATGATAACTGCTGCTGAGTTAACTGACTTTTGGAGTTGGACTAGTGAAGAATATCAACAAGCAAAAGACCTTACTTATGACACTTCAGATCCAGATTGGTGGTATAAAGTAGCAAGAATATTTAACATTGCAGGTGCAAGAACAGCATGGAAAACAGCTCCAGCATTAGCTAAAGGTCAAATACATAAAGCATTTAGGATAGAAACTGGGACTTACAAACCTCAATGGATTACAAATTGGAGACAAAAACAAATAAAAGGTTTTACAGACAAGGTATACACAGGCAATGTACTACCAAAAGTTAAATATAGAGGTGATGATAAGCGTAGTAAAAAAACTGATGATAGAATTAAAAAAGACGCTTTATTAGCTTTAGCAAACTTTAATTAGGTAAGGGTGTAAATTAATACACCCTTTGGATTAACAGATGATTCTGAGAATACCTAATACTTCGTGTGCTCTTTTCTTAACTTTTCAATCATCGTTTTACTAATGTATAAAGTTTCATGAAAGTTGTCTTTATTCATTATTGGCAAAGTAGATATTAAAAAGTGAGCTATTTTTAACACTCCTGATTGCATTTTTTTTTCATATTTCATTTATAATTCTCCCATTTGTTTTAACATCATATTTAAAAAATCTTGATACCTTATAACAACAAGTGTATCTTCTCTATCTTCTTTAATTAATGCTATATCACAGCTTTCTGGAGGTTTCATAAATGATGCTATCTTTTTACGCATTTTACATTGACCTTTAAATTCACCTATTTTAACATCAACATCTTCAGCTTCTCCTAGAGACATCCCATTACTGGCATATGCTCTTATAGCACTAATACCTACTTCTTTTGCTTGATTAACAACTAGTCTTTCTAGTCTGTTACCTCTAGCTTTGTTCTTGCTTGGCATCTAAGATCTCCTTTCTTAGTTTATTAGTGTATCTTTCCATTGCTTCTTTAGAGCTTTTCATTACTTCTTCAAGTTTATTATGTTTATTAGAGATTTGTATTTTAGACAACTTTACTTCTAGGCTATTTGCATAGTCTTTTATAAAGCAAAAATCTCTGTATAAATCATCATACTTTTCCTGAAGAATCTTTATTTCCTTTAACGCTACTTTCATTTGAGGACTTATCGACATCTTTATTTTCTCCTATGTTTTTTAACCAATCTTCGAATGATTTTGTTTCACCTTTAAACTCTATAAAAGAATAGAATGCTGCATCCATTTTTCTCAAATGATCTTCTATATTATTTACATGCATTATTAAATTAGTTATTACTGTTTTAAGTTCCATATTTGTAGGTTTTCTATTTTTAGCCATATTAAACTCCTAGTCTTGATGATATGATCTTTACTTTTTCACTCATTTTTTTAACCTTATTATCAATTTCATTAACATGTTCTTGAAGCTCTCCTAATACTTCAAATAGATTGTCAATACTATCAATTACATCAGTCTTTGATATTACTTGTCCATCTTTAGTTTTTCCAAATACATTGGAAGTTGATTTAGTTTCTTTTGGTTTACTTGTTTTACTTACTTTTTCTTTTTTCATTGTTCTCCTTATTTAACAGGGGTTCTTCCCTTTAATTTACATTGATATAGGTATCGCTGACGTTTATGCATTGTCCAAGGAGTAAAATGATAATAATCACTATCTTTGGGGTTTTGAGCCATACCTATATCAGTTCTTGTTACGAAGTGAATGTATTCAGTAACTCTCACTTCAATCTCTTTGTGTAATATTCAGATTTACCAGGGTATTGCATATCTTCAGATATACACATTCCCCATAATAAACATAAATATACAATACTATCAGTTATTCTTCCTTCTACATTTTCTCTTTGACTTTTATGTCCTTCTACATAAGAACATATCCCGTCTATATGTTTCAATAAATAAACTAATAATACTTGTTTTCTATCTATATTTAGATTTTCACCTACTCTTTCAAAGTTAGCAAAAGCATTATCACTTTTCCTTGCATACTCTTTTTGTCCTGCTTCTCTTGTGTTTTGTATTTCTTTGAATATTGAGGTTATCAATCTTTTCATTTCTTTTTGTGTCATTTTCTAACTCCTTTTTATCTACAATCTCAACCTGAGAATCATCTATACTTCAACCATCATTATATCCACAAGTGGGACATCCAAACTGACAAGCTATTGCAGCAAGGAAATTCCCACATTGTCGACATTGCATCATTTTGTATTTCATTATGTTGTTGCAGCCATAATTAAACCATCAGTTATGATAGAGTTTTGATTATATGAAGCTAATGTAGGCTTATCTTTATGCCACAATATATCTGTAGCAGAATTAAGTAAACCCCAGCCACTAGTTTCAGAATAATACTCACCTTCAGGATTAAGGAATCTATCTGTGATTTCACCCCATACTCCTGTTGGAACTTCTTTTAAGAAATCATGCCTTATTTGACCAAGTTTCTTAGAAGATACTCTCATATCATTTAAAGCAGCAATACCTTCTACCATTTGATTTAGTCCTTTATTATTTCCATCTTGAGAACCATTTATCACATGTACCATAGCTTCTAATTGTTCATTCCAATTCTCAGAACCAGGTGAATGCTTAAATCTATGGTTTTGTAGATGTAATTTGCTCATCATACCGTTAAGACATACAAGTCTATATAGCATTAATGAAAATCCAAATGATCTAGACCCATCATAACTATTCCAGAATTGAATACCTAAGTTAAGGTCTCCAATTTCTTTTTCTTTAGTTTGTAATGTGTCTTCAGCTTTATATGATAACATATAGTTTTTACCATTAAAGAACTCTTTATCTACTTTAAAATCTATTGCAGCACTATCTACTATATCATCAGCAATATCTTTTACTTCTTGATTAGGTAATAACATATAGTTAGCACCTACTACTCCAGCTTCTTTCCATCCTTTTTCTTCATCTTTTCTTTGAACAGCAAAGGCAGCTGATTGAATTCCATTAAAATCTAATGGAACTTTCCTTATCTCTTGATATGGATTCATTTTTTCTCCTTTAAGTTTATGAGAGCCTCACATATTCCATTGCCTAGCGTTTACTAAGGACTTACGGGACCAGTTGTTGGCTCTCAATTATTTATCCAATTAAAGCATCTTTTACAGGTAAATGAACATCTAAATTTTCTCTTTCTCTATTAGCTGTGCTTTGTAGATGTAGAGATTTAATTAATTGATTGTCATCTTTAAATGG